CATATCGAACTGGCAAAATTATGGAGTACAGGAATACCCGAAAACCGGGCGGTCGCCGGCATCTCGTTTGCTTTTCGTTTGCTTTTCGTTTACGCCAACTTATTGATATTTATCGGAAAACACCCGAAATAAACGAATAAACGAGAATTTCGACCCCTCACCCGGTTCCGGCGGCGGGACTCTCCCCATAATTTATAGTAATTACCGCCAGCTAACGAATACGCCCGGAGATCTATAATTTGCGGGATTTCTACCGACTTCCCTATTATTTTCGTTTATTCGTTTATTTAGTAAGAAAAGGTAGTAAATAGAAGGACTTAGAGTAAACGAAATGGCAAACGAAACTGAAAATTCTCGTTTATTCTCGTTTATGGACAGAACGTTCACCTGCCCTTGACGCCGCCTTGACGCGTGGCTATCGTCGCGGTCACTACTGCGACAGGGGAAGGGTCATGCACTGGATGAACCGAGAGGAGCTGCCCGGGCTCCCCGTGGAGCCGCCGGCAGTGCTGGCGCAGCCTCCGTCCAGCCGTCCTGAGAGCGCCGTTTTGCTGGATCAGCTCGATGCCGGCATCCGTCGCATGCTGGAACCCGCCCGTGCCGCGCCGCTTCGCGCGCTTGTCGATCAGTTGCGGACGCTGCTGTGATGCTGACGCTCACTTTGGCGGTATGCACCGGCAGCACGCCCGAACGCGCGCGTCTTTGGGCGGAGCCGATGACGGCGGCGCTCAAGGAGTTCGAGATCAACACCCGGCTTCGGCAAGCGGCCTTCTTGGCGCAGGTTGGCTGGGAATCGGGCAATCTCCGCTACGTGCGCGAGCTGGGCGGCGCCGCGTATCTCGCCAAGTACGACACGGGCGTGCTGGCCGAGCGCTTGGGCAACACGCCGGAAGCCGACGGGGACGGTCAGCGCTATCGCGGCCGCGGGCTACTGCAGGTGACCGGTCGGGATAACTACCTTGCGGCCAGCCGTGCGCTGGGCGTGGACCTGCTCGCGCATCCTGAGTTGCTGGAGCAGCCGTTGCTGGCCGCCCGCTCAGCAGGATGGTTCTGGCGACGGGAGCGGCTGAATGCGCTGGCGGACGCCCAAAGGTTCCGGGAGATCACTCGTCGGATCAACGGCGGGTACAACGGCTTGGCGGGGCGCATGCGGCTGTACCGCGCAGCGCTGAGCGTGCTGTGATGACAGAGATCCAGCCTCCCGACAATTCAACGCTCTGGGGGCTTCGCACGCTCGGCTACGCGTTGTTCGCGTCCGTCGCCGGCGCCCTGGGCTACCTACTGCGTTCGATGGACGCCGGCGTGCCGGTCACGTACGGCCGCGCGTTGGTCGAGGCGTTGTCCGCGGGGCTGGTCGGGTTGATCGCGATGTGGCTATGCCAGTCGGCCGAACTCAGTCCGCAGCTGACGGCCGTTACTGTCGCGATCAGCGGCTGGCTGGGGGCGACCGCGTCAATCCAGGTATTCCAACGCGTCGTATGGCGAAAATTTGGGCTTGATCCCCGCCGTTCCGGCGCACCGGCCAAGAGGGACGGAGAAGATGAAACTCCTACTGAGTAACGCGTGGGGGTGGCTGCTTGGCCACGTCCGTCTTGCGATCGAATACGTACTGATCGCGGTGGTCGTAGCGCTCGGCGCGTGGGCCCTGTGGGCGCGTACGCACTCGGCGCAGCAGGATGCGCAGATACAGGATCTCGCGCACTCGTTGCGCGATTCGCAGCAGACCATCGTCGCGTTGGGCCAGGCCAACTTGATGCAGGACCGTGCGATTGACGGGCTCAAGCGGATACGGGAGAAAGATGCCTTGGCTATTCTCGGTTTACAAACGGACGTTACGAGGGTCGACGCGCTGCGAGCGTCGGCGAAGGCGAAGCTGGATCAGCTGGAGAAGAACAATGCGCGCGCGAAAGAGCTGCTTGATATTGCTGTGCCTGACGACATTGGTTGCGTGCTCGATGGCCGTCCGTGCGCCTCAGCCTCACCCGCCCGTTCAGACCCGGGTTGACGTTGAGCAGCCCTCTCCCGCGGTGTTGCAGTTGTGTGTCGCCGAACGCCAGGTTGTGACGCGTAAGGTGCGCGATATCCAAGACAATCGCGATGCCTGGCGCGCGTCGTTCGACAAGTGTGCGGCCCGCATGTGCCGGCTCGTACAGTGGTTCCTCCCCAACACGCGGTGCTCCGATGCCGATGCGGCCAAAGCGGCACCAGCCGGTTAAGCCGGCGGCGCGCCGAACTACCTCCGAAGCGTGGCGGCCAAGCGCGCACGCGCGTGGGTACGGGCGTGCCTGGGCGGCGGCGAGCAAGGGGTACTTACAGCATCACGCGCTATGCGTGCATTGCCTAGCGGACGGGTTGGTCACGGCGTCAGTGCTGGTGGATCACATCCGACCGCATCGCCTCTCCGAGGCGCTGGCCTCGGGTGACGAACAGCGTGTTACCGCGGCGCGTGCGCTGTTCTGGGATCACGACAACTGGCAGGCGCTATGCAAAACCTGCCACGATCGAAAGACCGCCACCGAGGATGGCGGTTTTGGCAACCGACGAAAAGAGCGCTGATATGGCCCCGCCCCGCTTACCCAACAACGTGCTGCAACTGAACGGTGCCTGGGACAAGAACCCAGATCGCGCCCGGCCTCCCACGGTGGAAGACGAGGAGGAGGCCAGCCCGACCGCGCCGGCGATGGAGCTGATCACTTTCGATCAAGCGTGGGCGGCCATCATCGAGATGGCCCCGCCTGGCGTCCTGCGCCGTCGCGACGAAGGCGCCATTTTCGAGTGTGCGCGGCACTACATGCTGATCCGCAACCAGACGACCGAGGCGCTTCGCCGCGGCCGCATGCCGGAGATCGAGCCGTCCCTGTCGACCAGCTTTCGCAATTGGCTGGCGAAGCTGGGTTGCACCCCCGTGGACAGCAACCATGTTGCCGCGCCGCGCAGCAGTCGACCGAAGGGCGATTTTGAGTGAGTGAATTGGCCGTCCAGACGTCTCTTTACCCGTACTGCGACAAGATGGAACAGTACGTGGACGACGTGTTGTCGGGTCGGCAACTTGTGTGCCGGTGGATTCGTCTCGCGTGCGAGCGCCACCGCCGCGACCTGAGCAAGATCGGTTTGCCGGACTGGCCCTACTACTTCGATTACGAGCGGGCCGAGCGTGCGACGCGGTTTATGACCCGCTTCCCCCATGTGAAGGGGCGGTGGGCCAGCCGCAAGGGAAAGGACAAGCTGTTCAACCCGGAGCCGTGGCAATGCTTCTGGTACTGCTCGCTGTTTGGATGGCTAAACATCCTGACCAGCAAGCGCCGCTTCCGTAAGGCGCGGCTGTATGTCCCACGCAAGAACGGCAAGTCCTTGATGACGGCGCCGATAGGTCTATACATGCTTACGGCCGACGGCGAGCCCGGCGCCGAGGTGTTCAGCGGCGCGACGAACGAAAAGCAGGCGTGGGAGGTCTTCGGGCCAGCGAAGCAGATGGCCACGCTTCGCCCGGACTTTCGTGAGCGCTTCGAGGTCCAGGTCAATGCCAAGTCGCTCACGGTGCTAGGCACCCTGGCGAAGTTCGAGCCGGTGATCGGCAAGCCGGGCGACGGCGCGAACCCGCATTGCTCAATCACCGACGAGTACCACGAGCACGAGAACGACGACCAGCTGGCGACGATGGAAACGGGCATGGGTGCGCGCGAGCAGCCGCTCAGCATCGTGGTCAGTACTGCCGGCGACAACATTTCCGGCCCGTGTTACGACGACTGGAAAGATTGCGAGAAGGTGTTGCAGCAGATCCACGACGACGAGACGTTGTTCTGCTTGATCTACACGATCGATGATGTCGATCGGTGGGCGGAAGAAGAGTCGCTGCAAATGGCAAACCCCAATTACGGGGTTTCGATTGAGACAGTGCCGTTGCGGCAGAATCAGCTATTGGCCGTTGCCAATGCGCGCAAGCAGGGACACTTCAAGATCAAGCACCTGAACATCTGGGTGCAGGCGCGCGACGCGTACTTTAACGTGGAGCGTTACCGGCAGTCCGAAGAGCCCGGTCTTTGCCTTGCGGATTTCAAAGGGCGGCGGTGTTACATCGGCATGGATCTCGCCAGTAAAAACGACCTGTGCGCGATTGAGCTTCTGTTTCCGCGCGGGGATGGCACGTTCGCGCGCTTCGGCAAGTATTACCTGCCGCGGGCCACGGTAGACAAGCCCGAAAACGACAAGTACCAAGCCTGGGAATTGGAGGGCTGCTTGACCGTAACTGAGGGCAATCAGACGGACTACTTCACCATCTTGGAGGACATTAAGGCTATCGCCAAGGAGCACGAGGTGGTCGAGATTGCGTACGATCCGCACAATGCTACTATGCTTGTGACCGCTCTCCAGAACGAGGGGTTGGAGCTGGTCGAGTATGGGGCCACGGTGCTTAATTTCAGCGAGCCGATGAAAGAGGTTGAAGCCCTGATTACGGGCAAGAAGATCCGGCACGACGGTGATCGCATCATGGAGTGGGCGTTGTCGAACGTTGTCTCGAAACGAGACCGGAAAGACAACGATTACCCGAACAAAGAGAAGTACGAAAACAAAATCGATCCGGTTATTGCGCTGATCATGGCAATGGGCCGGTATATGCTCGGGGCCGGTCAGGATGACGACGACTTCGAGGGCTTCATTAACGACCCGGTGATGGTATGAACCCCAGTGTGATTCGAGGCGTGCTGCTGGTTATCGCTTTCGCGATGATCGTCCCGGGCGTGTTGCTCAACTGGGGCTTGGGCTGGGCTCTGCTGGCTGGCGGCGTACTGCTGATCCTGCGGGTTGCTACCGAACACTTCGCATACATGCTGCTGCGGCAGCGAGGGCACTCCGATGGCTGACGGCAACCTGGTGACGCGGAAGAAACTCGCGAGTTTCTTTACGGGCATTATCGGCGTCACCGGTTACCTGGGCGGTGGCTGGTACCCGACGGGTTCGCGACAAGGGGTCGCACCCTTCCGCAGTGTCGGNAGTGATGCAGGCCCCGTGATCACCCCCGGNAGCGCGATGCANCTGGCGGCGGTGTTCCGNTGCGTGAAGTTGCTCGCCGACGTGATCGCGACGTTGCCGTTGAGCGTCAGTCAGCCGGACGCTAACGGCGTGCTCCAGCCGATGCCCGCGCTGCAGCGCATGCTCAGCCTCGTGCCCAACTCCAAAATGACGGCGGTTGACTATTGGCGGATGATGATCGCGGGGTTGCCGACGTGGGGCAACTCGTACTCGGAGATTGGTCGCGTTGCCAACCGCGTAGTGTCGTTGGAGCCTCTGCGGCCCGAGTACATGACGGTGTTTACCGACGACCTGGGCACGCTGCGGTATGCCTATGCGAACGGCACAAAGCTGCGCGTGTACGAAGCCGACGAGATCCTGCACATCAAGGCGTTCGGTTTGGATGGCCTCGTTGGCTTGAGCGCGATTGCGTTAGCGCGACAGACGATCGGTCGCTCGATCGCCACGGATCAGGCGAGCGGCACGATGTTTCTCAACGGGCTGAGCGCCGGCGGTTTCATCCAGTACGCGCAGGCCCTCAAACCGGAGCAGCGTGAGGAGATCCGCAAGAACCTCGTGCGGTTCACCGGCAGCGCGAACATGGGCAAGGTAATGGTGCTGGAAAACGGCATGACCTACGAGCCCATCACGATGTCCGCGAAGGACTCGCAAATGCTGGAGACGCGCGCCTGGAACGTTGAGGAGATCTGCCGCTGGCTGGACACCCCGCCGCCGCTGATCGGGCACACGAATAAGGCATCCAGCTGGGCCTCCTCACTGGAGAACACGATTCTTTGGTACATCAAGACCACGGTGCGGCCCACGGTGGTCGCGATCGAGCAGGCGCTGAAGCGCGCGCTCAAGTTGCCGGCGTCGACGGTGATCGAGTTCAACATGGACGACCTGGAGCGCGGCGATAGCGCGGCGCGCGCGGCGTTGTACGCCTCGGCTGCGCAGAACGGTTGGATGGACCGCGACGAGATCCGCGACCTGGAGAATCTGCCGCGCCGGGGCAATGGCGCCGCGCAGCTCACGGTGCAGTCGAACCTCGTGCCGCTGGACAAGTTGGAAGAGCTGGGTGGAAAGCCCGGTAACTCGGATAAACCTCAGCCGGGGGACAGCACCGGCGGCGATCCAGGAGAGACGACATGAACCCCTTTCGAGTCAAAAGCGCGAATACGAAGATCGGCGCTACCGTGCTCGATATCAAAGCGACGGACATCGCCGCCGACGGCACCTTCTCCGGGTACGCGTCGGTCTGGGGGGAGGTCGACAGCTACAACGAGATCGTGGTCAAGGGGGCGTTCAAGGCGTCGCTGAAAGCCTGGGCGAAACGGGGCAAGCTGCCGCGGCTGCTGTGGCAACACAACTCGGCTCAGCCGATCGGCATTTTCCTCAGCATGGTTGAGGACGAGAAAGGCTTGTTCGTCACCGGCCGACTTGCACTCGACACGGAGCGCGGCAAGGAGGCGTACGCCCTGCTGAAGATGGGCGCGCTGGACGGCCTGTCTATCGGCTACGTGGCCACGGAGTGGCTGACCGACCAGAAGGCGGGCACGGTGACGCTTACGGTAATCGACCTGTGGGAAGTGTCCCTGGTGACGTTTCCCGCCGGCCCGAGCGCGCGTGTAGACAGCGTGAAATCCTCGTTGGAATCTGGCACACTGCCGACCATGAAAGATTTTGAGGGGTTCTTGCGTGAGGCAGGCTTCTCGAAGACCCAGGCCGCTGCCATCGCGGGCAAAGGTTTGGCGCATCTGCTCCGTCAGCGCGAGGCTGAGAGCCCGACATCCCGCGAGAAGCTACAGAACGAAATTCTGGCGCTTATCTAATTTTTCGCTGACTTGGAGAANNGNACATGAATATCCGCACCCTATTCTTTACCGCGTTCCGTCACGGTGTTGTGAAGCACAAGGGCTTCCGCCCCGGTCGCAAGGACGACGGCATGGCCGCCTTCAAGGAAGCGCTCGACGCGCGGCTGAAGGCGCGCGACGCCGAACTGCAGAAGCTGATCGAAAAGGCGCAGACCGAGGTCGACGCCAGCGGCAAAATGAGCGTCGAGCTGAAGGAAAAGATCGAGGGGCACGTCAAGACCAGCGCCGAACTGCAGGAGCGCTTGACTGGTCTGGAGCAGGAATTGGCGGCGTTCAAGGCTGCCGGCACGCACCAGGCGCAGGCGGCCAAGTCGGCCGGCGCGCGTTTCGTCGAGGACGAGGGTTTCAAGGCGCTCGTCGCGAAGGGCCGCGGCAGCGCGTTGATGCGTTTGAAGTCCGTGGCCAACATCACGAGCCTGACCACGGGCACCGGCGGCGTGGGCGCGGGCATCGTGCCCGACCGTCTGCCCGGTATCTTGATGCCGGCGCTGCGGCAGTTCACGATCCGCGACTTGATCCTGCCGGGGCGCACCAGCTCGAACCTGATCCAGTACGTGCAGGAATCGGGCTTCCAGAACATGACGGCCCCGGTTGCCGAAGGCGCGAGCAAGCCGCAGTCCGATCTGTCGTTCGAGCTGCTGGATTCGAGCGTCAAGACCTTGGCCCACTGGGTGCGCGCGTCGAACCAGATCCTGGCGGATATCCCGCAGCTGGAAACGTACATCGATACCCGGCTGACTTACGGCCTGAAGTACGTCGAGGAAGCGCAGTTGCTTTCCGGCGACGGCACGGGGCAGAACCTGCTCGGACTCATCCCGCAGGCGACGGCGTTCGATACGACCAAGACCAAGCCGGGCGACACGAAGATCGACACGATCCGTCGCGCGATCCTGCAGGTACGT